CGACAGAATAACGAATTTGCTTAGTTGTATCTCCTCGCCCAAGCAAAGGGCACATTCGCCCCGCCTCAAAAACGGGGCATTTTTTTTGGAGTAAATTTTATGTTTTTAATTTTTATTTATTTTTTTGTGCTTGTTTCGATGATCTGCATTGACCGAATTGAACGCAAAGAAAATCAAAACGAAATACGCGCTTATAAACTCCGCTGCAAATTGCATCAAGCAATGAAACAACGACGAGGAAACGCATGATTGCCAGTGCGCTATGTCTTGCCGTCACGCTGTTTTATGAAGCGCGAGGCGAGTCATTAGCGACGCAAATAGCGGTTGCTCATGTTGTGATGAATCGACAAGCAGAAATGCAAACCACCGTTTGTCAGGTCATCAAGCAACCCCGTCAATTCAGTTGGGTACATCACGGAAAGATTAAGGCGCATATCAGATCAAAAGCCGAGCAACAAGCCTTTGACCATGCGTTTGTTATTGCAAAACGGGTTTTACTTGAGCAACTACGCAGCAACAAATTGCGCGGCAAATACCTGTTTTTCAATAACACCTACATGGGTAAGCGCTACAAAACACATCAACCACCCGTAAAGATCGGAAAACTTGTTTTTTACTGAGAATCCACATGGAAACTATTTTAGTCGTGGCGTTATTTACGTACACAAACGTGCAACTTTCACATTATGAATTACCCACCCCGCAAGCATGCGAACAACTTAAAAAAACTGTCATGGAAGACACTCACACGCTCGCTAACTGTTACCCAAAACCAGAGATACAATTATGAAAGACGGATTGTTTTTAGATTTACCTGATACAGAATATTTTGCCAATCCTGCAATTAATTGCAGCGGTCTTAAAATAATCGCTCAAAAAACCCCGCTTCACTTCAAATCAAAACAAGAAGAACCCCGCGAAGAAACGCCCGCGCTTATTATTGGCAGCGCAGTGCATTGCTTAACCCTTGAGCCGGATTTATTCAGTGTACGTTACGTTATTGCCCCAAAAATTGATAAACGAACCAAAGCAGGCAAAGAGCAATGGGCAGATTTAGAAGCCACTGGGCGCATCGTGCTTAGTGAGGATGACGCAGACAAAATAATGCGCATTGCCGATGCGGTAAGAACGCACAAAACCGCATCAAAACTTATTACCGGTGGTTTTGCTGAAGTATCTGTTTTTACAAAAATAGACGGCACACCAGCAAAATGTAAATGCGATTATTTGCGCGAAAACGTGGCGATCATTGATTTAAAAACCACCGAGGACGCAAGCAAAGCAGGCTTTATGCGATCAGTCATAAAATATGGCTATCACCAGCAGGCCGCATGGTATTTAGATTGCCTTGAGGCTTATGGCAAGCCAGTTGATGCGTTTGTCTTTATCGCAGTAGAAAAAACAGCGCCATTTGCTGTCGGGATTTACGAGTTAGACGCGGACACCGTGCAGCTTGGGCGTGAACTTAACGAACGTGCATTGCGCGTTTATCAGGACTGTTTGCAAACAAATGTCTGGCAGGGCTATAGCGAACAGATTGAATTACTTAACGCTCCAGCGTGGGCTTACAAAGAAAACATCGAGGCATAAAATGAACACACAACAAATTACTACTACACAAGAAAATACAGTCGGCTTTATGACCACAGGAAATTTTGAATTATCACAGCGTGTCGCGAAGATGCTGTCAATGTCTACCATCGTACCGAAAGAGTATCAAAACAACGTCGCAAATTGCGCTGTTGCGCTCAACATGGCTGCGAGAATTAAAAGTGATCCCTTGATGACCATGCAAAACTTAATCATCATTCACGGACGCCCAACGTGGTCGAGTCAATTCTTGATTGCTACGTTTAACACTTGCGGACGTTTTTCAAGTTTGCGTTATGAATTCTTTGGCGATAAAGAAAAAGATTCTTACGGTTGCCGCGCCACAGCAATTGAATTGTCTACAGGTGAAAAACTCGTTGGTACAGACGTCACAATTGCCATTGCAAAAGCCGAAGGCTGGTATCAAAAAAGCGGATCAAAATGGAAAACCATGCCACAGCAAATGCTCATGTACAGATCAGCAGCGTGGTTTATTCGAGCCATTGCACCTGAGATTAGCATGGGACTGCACACACAAGAAGAAATCATTGACACCGTTTTGGTTGAAGAAGTGAAAAAGACAAGATCGAGAAGTGTTGATGATCTAATTAACGCTGCAAATAGTGAACAGGTTAATGAACAGCCTATCATTGAAGAAGCGCAGTTTGTTGAAGTGCCACAAGAACCCGCACCACAAGAAGAAACAACGCCCGTTGATCCTTACGCACATTGGATTGAAAAAATTAACAATTGCCAAACAATCAGCGACATTTCATGGTTGCTCAAAGAAATTCCTCAAACTTTAAAAGGCGAGCTTAAAGAGTATTTAGGTAATCGCCAAGACGAGATCAACGCCAAAAAACATGCGGAAGAATTAGCCGATTAACTTTTACCCACCCACTTTGCAGAAATCACTTTAATAACGCGATTTATCAATAACTGCTTAGTGGGTGGACTCTATGAAGAATTAAACCTAAAGCGTGTCCTCCTGCACGCGAAAAAGACAGGAGCAGTCTTAACCACGGCATTTCTGATAATTTTGCGACGTGGGTTTAGGTTTAATTCTTGATAGTTAATGCGTAGGCTGATGCGCTTAAAAAGTAATAAGCGGCAGACCGCTGGCAAGCGTCATCTGTATTTAGCTAATACTAAGCCGGAGATCAGTACCGGCAACTATCAACCCGTTTCAACTTTTGCTACACTGTGACAATAAAAAGAACCAAGAATGGTCTAATATTTAGGAGAGCACTAATGGCAGCGCTAAACGCAAATAAAACATTTGCACAAGAAAAATATGGCAATAGAAATATTAAAGCCGTTGCAGACAGCATGAAAAATGTTTTTAAACGCAATCAAATCGAATATTTAAACCGTCGTATTTTGAAAAAAAATGAATTTGCAAAAATTAAACTGTTTTCCGGTATATGCAAAAGCGATAAATTCACACTTGAACAAGCCTATGAAGATTTTGCAAATATTCCATTTGATTTGATGGTTAATATTCTCATTGATAATCCACAAAATATAAGCAATAACCGTTCAATGGTGTTTTTATGATTATAGATTTTTCACAAACGAAAACAGAAGCATTTAAGCATGGTTTCATCAAAGGATTCACTTCACCAGCAATGTTATTTGGGCGGCATGATGTGCCCGAATTACATGAAGTCAGAGTTATTGAAATTCCAAAACTAACCGACGAACAAGCATTGAATAATGACTGGGCGGCAATGTGGTCTGATTTATCAAAAGCGATGATGCAGCATGAAACGTCGGTCAAATAAAAATAGAGCCCCTTCTTTGAGAAATCATGCAGCGGCTAAAAATCCATCATTGGAAACAATAGAACAGCCACAACAGATGATGACCATGCACCACTATCAGGGAGCTATTCCACCTCCTGCAATACTTGATGGATTTGAACGTATTGTTCCTGGATGTGCAGAAAAAATCGTGAATAGTGCATTACAAGAATCTATCCACCGTAGAGATATTGAACATAAGTCAATGGATGCAAATATTGCAGCTCAAAACCAAGATTTAAATATTAAAGAATTACAGGTAAAACTTGTTTTTCGTAGCGATGCAATTGGGCAATGGTGTGGATTTATTACTTGTATCTTATGTGCGGGTGGAGCTGTTTATTTTGGTGTTATAGGTAAAGATTTTTTAGCCGCTAGTTTTCTTGCATTACCATCAGCCGCCGTAATTAAATCGTTTTTTGTAGATAAAAATAAATAATATTTAACACCTACCACAAACCCGCACACGAAAGTCTGCGGGTTTTTTTATGTCTAAAATTTGGAGTTTTAATGAGTAAGCGAAACAGAGAAAAACGCGCAGCAAAATTTAATAATGACTATTCACAGGGAATCATTGAAACGCCTTATATACAAAACCAGCCAAAAAATAACACGCCAATTAAGGCGCTAAACAAAACACAACAAAAATACCTAAACCTAATTCGATCTAATTGCATCACCTTTGCGATTGGATCAGCAGGCACGGGGAAAACGTATATTGCCGCATCTTACGCAGCACAAATGCTCAAAGAGGGTGAGATTGATTCAATCGTGATGACTCGCCCCAATGTCGAAGCAGGCAGAGGTTTTGGCTATCTTCCCGGAGACTTGGGCGAAAAGTTTTCACCATATATTGAGCCGCTACTTGATGTGCTTCAAGAACGATTAGGGAAAACGTACACGGAGTATTTAGTAAAGCGTGGACTTATTCAATTTAAACCCCTTGAATTTATGCGCGGAAAAACATTCTCACGCTGCTTTTATATTTTAGACGAAGCGCAAAACTGCACACCAAGTCAGATGAAATTGTTTTTGACGCGGATCGGTGAAGATTGCAAAGTTGTTATTGATGGGGATATTGCACAAAAAGATATTGCTGGTATGAGCGGACTTCAAGATGCGGTTAACCGGCTGCAAGACGTCGAGCAAATCGGCATTGTAGAATTTACCGTTGATGATGTTGTCAGATCGGGAATGTGTAAAGAAATATTGCTGAGATATATGAAATGAGCAAATACGGAAATAGAAAGTGCAAAATTAACGGGCATTGTTTTGATAGTGTTGCGGAGCGAAATCGTTATCTTATTTTGGATAGTTGGCGTCAAGCTGGAGAAATTAAAGACTTGGAATTACAGCCTAAATTTCTGCTGCAAGATGGCTTTATTTATAACGGAAAAAGCGAACGCGCGATCAATTACATTGCCGATTTTAAGTATGTTGACACTGCGACAAATAAAACCATTGTCGAAGACGTTAAAGGTGTTGCAACACCTGAATATCGACTAAAAAGAAAACTATTTTTAAATTTACACGGTAGAAATATCGTATTTAAAGAAATTCCAGCAAACAAAATCGTATGGGGGAAAAATTGTGAAAAGAGGTAAACCGCACTTGCGTTTGCATAGTCGTGGGCTGTGGCAATGTGAATCAATATTTCATACAGCTTATGGTTTTGATGTAAAACAAGCGTATGAAAATTGGAAAAGTAAGCACGCAAATTTTAGGAGTCAATTTTATGCTTGAAGTATTAACCGCCGCTTTTACAGCGGCTTTTTTTTGGCTATGTTTTGGGAAATTTAAATGAGCAACGTCGTCAGTTTTACAGGAACAATTGGGCGTGATGCTGAAGTTAAGCATTTGCCATCGGGACAAGCGGTATTGAATGTTAGCGTTGCAAATAACGTTGGCTTTGGTGATCGTCAACAAACGATTTGGTTTCGCGTAGTGCTATGGGGAAAACGCGCTGAGGGATCGCTAAAAGATTATCTCAAAAAAGGGCAACAAGTATTTGTCTCTGGTGAATTAACTCAAAGCGAGTACCAAGGCAAAGACGGCACAACAAAAACCATCCTCGAAGTAAACGCTAATATTCTTGATCTTGTCGGTAAACGTAGCGACGCACCACAACAGCAAGCAGAGCAAAAACCGCAGGAAAAATACAAAACACCGGCGCAAGAATATGAAGAACTAGAACGTCAAAAAGCAGCACGAAGCGCACCAGCATACGATGATGATATTCCATTCTAACCATCCACCAGCACAAGAGCTAAAACGCCCAGTAAACCCGCACAAATGTGTGTGGGCGTACTACTTTAGCCGCGAGTATAAACAATGTGTTGACTGTAAAAAAACAAAGTCAACAAAGAACATCGTACCAATTCACACGAGGTAAATATGACTAAAAAAGAATATGACGCCATCTATCGCAAGGCGAATCGTGAAAAAGAAACTGAGCGTGTCCGCAGATTTAGAGCGAGAAAGAAAAATGAACAATCTGAATCTTATGTGAGGTAAATATGATTGATGTAATTTACGGGGATTTAACAGAGCATGAAATAAAAGCCATTGAATGCAATCTTGCTGAGACAAAAAGTGAAGAATATTTGTTTTTTTCACAGCATCTTCTTTATAACAAAATAAGCGGTGAAGTTATTAGGCGAAATAACTCAAAAAACGCATGTGTTTTTAGAAAAAATGGTCAATTTTCAATTTTTTTAAAACAACGTGAATATTGCGCCAGATACGTTTCGTGGTGTTTAAATACTGGTTATTACCCAAACGAATGCCAAACGATTGTCTGTGTTGATGGGAATAAAAAAAATTTAAGATTTGATAATTTGCGTCTAGTCACTTATGCAGAACAGCGCACAAGTAAAAACATTGCGCGTAAACGATATGGAATTTTTAAATTATCCTGTAACGATAAGTTTCACGCCAGAATTACGTTTAAACGTAAAACCACTTATCTTGGCGCATTTGAAACTGAACAACTCGCTCGTATTGCCTATATGCAGGCTAAATTAAAATGTATTAAACAGGTGACTCATGCAAATTAAAAAACTACGACCAAACGCAATTATTCCAAAAATTCAAACAGACGGATCAGCCGCAATTGATTTACATGCGTGTCTTGATTCCGCTGTTTTGCTTACGCCAGAAACACCCGTATTGATCCCCACAGGCATTGCAATGCACATTGCTGACAAGTGTATTGTTGGCTTGATATTGCCTCGCAGTGGACATGGATTTAATTATGGAATTGGATTGATGAATACAGCAGGCGTGATTGACAGCGATTATCAGGGCGAGATCATGGTCAAGTTACGCATGACACATGGGGACAGCTACAAAATTCAACCCGGTGAACGCATAGCGCAAATGATGTTTGTGCTTGTCTATAAACCGTTCTTTGATGAAGTTGAAGAATTTGACGATCTTACAAAACGCGGTGAGAGTGGATTCGGGAGTACGGGCAAATGAATCAAAAAAAAGCATTGCGCATACTCAAAATGTTATCTGGTTTAGAGGTAATTGTATTTCAACAGAGCAATGTACCTGACCATTTATCAGATGAACTTATTGCGATTATTGATGAATTAAGTGACTTTGTACTTGAGGTAAAAAATGAAAACTGAAAAATTCATTAGTGATTTAGATGCTGTTCAATGTGCAATAAACGAGTTATCTATCAACGAAAAAACGTATAGATTACTGCAAAGCGTCCTGCAAGGCTTTAAAGATAGAGCAGCAGATATTACAACATCTTGGAATAACAGCGATGAAAAATGAAATATTAAGGATTATGCAAAAAAATGGCATTGATTCTATGACAGTAAAAGAAATCACGGAACAAACTGACCACAAATACCACCAAGTTGTTTATCAAATTGAAAAATTAATTGATGAAGGTTGCATTGTTAAGCTAGATGATCGAGTTGAAAGCGCTTTTTTGTATCGATTAACTGAACTAGGTAAAGAAACTAAACTTAATGAAGTTGAGCAAACAGAGGAAAAACCGGTACAAGCGAAACCATCTAAGCAGATTGCAGTAAAAAAACCAAAAGATAATATTCAATTATCAACTGTCAAGGATTCCTTGACAACTGCTATTGTCAAAAACGATTTAACCCGCCTAGATAGTGCGATTTCATACGCGGAAAGCAAGCATTACGATTTTATGTTCCAAGGCGTAAAAATCGATCCCTATCGAATTTTTGATATTTACCAAGTCAACCACCCAGCACTACAGCACGCAGCAAAGAAAATCCTACGCGCAGGCAGGTCAATTAAATCACTCGATCAAGACATTGATGAAGCGATTGCATCACTACAGCGATTCAAGGAAATGCGAAATGAAGAACGAGCTTTATGAGTGGGACGGATCAAATTTTAAAGAAGGCATTATCAAAGGATTGCGAGGCGAAGAATGCGAAAAACACATGAAACGCTTAGATCATCTTTCGAGGACATATTTTGAAATGCCAAGAGTTAGCATTATGGTTTTCAGTGATGCTGAACTAAATGCGCAAGATAGGGCAATCGCTAATTCAAGAAAAAAATAACGCCGGTTTAAACCGGTTTTTTTGTGCCTGTCGTTTTATGGCGTCAGGCATTATGGGGAAACAAAATGGCACGCACATTTGATTTAAAGGAAGCGGCTGATTTTCTAAAAATCCACAAAGAGACACTTAGACAGATCGCACGAAAAAATAAAATACGAGGCGCAAAAGTAGGGAGAGGTTGGGTTTTTCTCGAAGAAGAACTTGTCAACTATATAACCTCGCAGTATTCTACCGATGGCGGATTGCGTTTGGTAGCTAACACAGGAGAGCAAAACAAATGGCAATCTACAAGCAGGGCAAGAGCAACAACTGGTACATCGATTTCACAAGTTCAGATGGGCGACGAGTACGCCAATCTTCTGGGACTGAAAACAAAGCCGCAGCACAAGAGCTGCACGACAAACTCAAAGCAGAGTCGTGGCGCATAAAGAATGTCGGTGATAAACCCGCATATCGTTGGGAAGATGCAGTTAAGCGTTGGCTCGTTGAACAGTCACATAAAAAGAGCATCGAACACGACAAAGGAATTCTACGTTTTTTGCATACCTACCTTTACGGCATGGAATTAACCGCGATCAATAAAAACGTCGTGGATATGGTAAAAAACAAGAAACTCGAAAGTGGCGTTGCTAATGCGACAGTCAATAGGATGCTCGCTGTGTTGCGAGCGATCTTAAAGCGCTGCGTGGATGATTGGGAATGGCTCGACAAAGCGCCCTATATTCGACTCATGCGCGAACCAACAAAGCGAGTTAGATGGCTAACAAAAGAAGAAGCTAATTTATTGCTTTTAAACTTGCCTAGTCACATTGCCGATATGATGCGCTTTACATTGGCAACAGGTTTGCGTGAGAGTAACGTGACGCGAATTGAATGGTCACAGATTGATATGCAAAGAAAGGTGGCATGGATTCATGCGGATCAAAGCAAAACAAATAACGGCATTGCAGTGCCGTTAAATGAAGATGCTATTGCAGTTTTGCTTAAACAGATTGGAAAGCATAGCGTAAGAGTTTTTACCTACAAAGGCAATCCCGTTGATATAGCAAATACAAAAGCATGGAGAGCAGCGCTCAAAAAATCTAACATATCAGATTTTAGATGGCATGATCTTCGTCATACTTGGGCAAGCTGGCACGTTCAAAACGGAACACCTTTGCACGCGCTTCAGGAAATGGGCGGCTGGTCAAACAGCGAGATGGTGAAAAGATACGCGCATTTATCACATCAACAGCTTGTGAATTATGCCGACAATATTTCCGTCAATGACAAACTTTCGTCATACCCAATAAAAAGCCCCGCTGACGAAAACCGTCGCAGGGCTTGATATATCTGGTGGCGATGGGTGGGGTCGAACCACCGACCTTGGGGTTATGAATCCCGCATTTAAAATAAAATAACTTATAAATCAATTAGTTAACAATGCTCAATCCGCCGCCAACACGCATAAACACGTCATACTAAGCTACGTTACTTTTTCAGTATGACGAACTTTTGTCATACCGAGATTATCTCGCCATCAACGATCCAAGCAAACCACCAATCGATGATTTTTTCATTCCTGCGCTTAAATCCATTAATCCTCGTTGTTTATCACGTCCACGCTCAAGTAATTTCAATCCTTCATTTGGATCAATTAAACCCGCTTTAATATGCTGCATAATCGATTCTTCTTGTGGCGACAAAACACCCATTTTATCAATCGCTGTTCCTAATCCTTGTCCAGCCATGCGCAACAATCCCGGCTTTTCGCCTTGTTGTGCGCCAAGAATCGAATCCATAATGTCATTTTTAAGCAGACCACTTTTACCAATGTAAGCATTAGTTGGTGATCCTACCGACGCGCCAAGGGATTCAAGCGCTTTTGATCTTTGCATTTCCTGTGAAATATTTGCAAAAGCTTCACGCTGGGATTTGGTCATTTTATTTGCTAAATCTGACGGCATACCTCGTGAATTGATTAAATCATTGGCAATCTTTCCTGCTTGAAATGGACTGTATTTATTGACTCCTGTCATGTCGCGTTCATTTTGTACGCTTGTTACTGCGCTGTTTTGCATCTTTTCTTGTAAACCGCGACCTGTTTGGAGTGCGCCTTGTAATCTATTGGCTTTTGCCAAAGTGCCAAGTACATCTTCAAAATCAGGATTAGCACTTTTCAGTGCTTCATTAATTGATGTACGAATTGCGCCACCAGCTACATTTGCAGCGTTTTTCGTTTCAGGTGCAGAATTTAAAGAAATCTCCTTATCATAAAGTAACGTATCCAAACCTTTTCTGGCGTTCCATGCTTGGTTAAAATTTGGATGATCTCCAGCATCAATGATTTTCAATTCACCATTAACACGCTCAATTTTTACTCCGGGAAAAACGTTTTTTGCTGAATCTTTAATAAAATTCTCAACTTTGCCGTTACCTGCAAATTTTGCAAATTGCTCGTCAATTGTTGGAATGATCGAGCTTCCATTGACAGGTATATTTCTCAAATCATTACTTGCTAAAAACGGATCAAGTTTTGCGCTTTTTACATCGTCCAAAATAGATAAAACGTTTTTTTGTCCGGGTGCTTCAACACGATTTACACGGTTTAAATAATTTTCAACTGCATTTGATAAATCCCCAATTCGTTGGGTATGAATTTGATCTGCGCCTATTGCACTCGCCGCCGCATTTCCTGCCATGGATTTTCCAAGCATTGAAATGCCGGGGTCTTGTGCTAACTCTGCTGTTATCGGTGTACTGTTTGGCACATATTGACGGTATAAATCTTGGTTTTTTAATCGTTCAATGACTTGATCGGGGTTTGTGGTTTGTCGATACAGTGCGCGAGCTGCTGCATCACGCTGTCCCTCATCGGTTAATATCGTTTTAGCTGCGCCACCAATTCCTTTGCCAATTCCACTAACAGCGCCAGCAATATTACCACCAGCAACACCAGCCATAATGGGCAAAACCATTTTTACGGAATCAGGCACATTTGTTTCGTCCTTGATTGCTTCATTTGCCGCCGACCCAGTTAACCCACCAAACACTTGCTGAATAGGTGCAGCAGAAAGTAATTTTTCACCAAGCGCTTTACCAACACCCACACCAGTTAAAGCATTAATCCCAGTTTGAGCGATATTTTCCACCGCGCCAGATGATTGAGGATTTACGTTTGCATAATTTAGCGCTTCATCAGTAAGCGAGCGAATAGGGTGGGAATTCCAATCAACAGATTTAACACCAGCTACATCATTAATTTTATTTCCCACCCATTTTCCGACACTTAACGGTGTATCAATAGCAAGCTCACCTAAACCAGTAATACCTCTTGCTGCCATACGCTTTACAACATCCGCAGAAGATTCTTCAGGTGGTTGTTGGCTTTTGGCTGCTTCATAGGCTTGTGCTAATTTAACCGCGTTTTCAGTATCACCCATTTCATGCGCTTTTCTCAAAGCAAATTCAATATCATCTAAATTAGCCATGATCTATTGCCCCATTTTTTTATAGTGATTAACTAAATCATCAATGCCTGCATTGGGATTGGGTGTATCAAAATTATTTGCAGGAGGTTCAACGCCAGCTTTTTGATACATATTTTTAAGGCCTGTATTGACGGTATTTTTTAAAATAGCCAATTCTTTTTTGTAAGATTCAGGGCTTTGTTTAAGATCAGCAATTTTAGATATAGCTGCCGTCGCTGCTTTCCCTTCAGTATCAGTAATTGCACCTGCCCCACGCAAAGAATTAAACGCCTGCATAAAAGTTTTACCAACAAGTTGGTCATGGGTGTTTTTAAAATCATAAGCATTAGTACCCGGCACTTTCGTATAAAAAACAGAATTTAAACCTGTCCCTTTATTTAATCCGGGGTGATTTTCTAAATCATTAATAACGCGATATGTATCTTGTGCTTGATCTATTGCAGATGGAAGCGCAACTTTTGTATTTGCTTGAGATGTTCCAATTACCTGACCACTTTGTTCATTTTTAGACGTATCAAAAGCAGCATCTTTTTTAATATTAGCCGAATTTAAATCTTGCTGCTGTTTAGCTGCTGTTTCTGCCGCTAACTTATCAGCAGTAGACTGCCCAATTTGCAACGGCTGTGGCTGATTTAAATGCGAACCAACTGCCTGTAAATTCGTTTTTGCATCATCAAGCATTTTAACGCCTTGATGAATTGCGTCATGGGGAGCAGTGCCATTTTCCACTGCCATTTTTACCCCATTCACCGCATTTGTTGTGATTGGGTTGTTTTTTGCAACAAATGGATTGGTATCAGTCGCGCCTAATATTTTGTTAACGTAGCTTTTATCAATGCCATTTTGTTGTACGCCATTAATGCCTTGGTTATAAGATGCAATCGCCTTTTCAACATCGCCATTAAAAATGCCTAGAGACGTCGTTAAATAATCTTTAGTGAAGCGCATGCGCTCCTCATCACTATTGTTTTGAAGCGGTTTAATACCATAGCCGGGATTTGCGCCAGTGGCAGGCATGATCTGAGTGATTCCTTCTGCGCCTTTTGATGAAACAGCATTTGAGTTTCCGCCAGATTCAACTTGGATTACGCGAGGAAGTAGTTTTTCAGCAATCGATGCGTAATCAATACCATTAGGGTTTTTGAGATCAAAATTATTAGGCGTATTTTGTGGCAACATGCCCGGAATAGCCGTTTTGTTTTGCATCGGCACTTCTCTACCATCAGCCAACTTAACCATATTAACGCCTGCTGCATTTGTCGCATTGTGTACGTTAAACGCCACGTTTGGATCAGCAGAAACAGGTAAAGCAGGATTGCCACCCAATTTAATAACTTCATAGTCTTTTGTTTCGGGATTCCATTTTGCCCAGCCTTGTGATGTTTGAATGGGTTGATGGTATCCATCAGCGCCCGCGCCACCATTTCCATAATATCCTGCTGTTGCATTATCTTTATTGATCGTCGCATCAGCCAAGCGATTTTTAAGCGCCATTTCTTGCGCTTTGTCCTGAGCCTCTTTTTCCTCTTTGCTTTGCGCCCCATAGCCTGCTAAAAAACCATTAGCACCACCACCAAGAACGCCAAGTAAATTAGTAGGTGTAGCCGATGGCGCTCCGCCTTGCATCATTTGAGCGCCAGCCTGAAGCAATCCCATAGCGGTTGCTTTATCCATACCGCTAAAAATATCAAGTAAGCCAGCCATGTTATCTCATCCCCATCGTTCTGAATTTTTGTGGTTGAAAGTTTGCTTGTTGGTGTATTGGCATGGGTGCAGGTGCAGGTTGTTGTTGCCCACCACCGCCCATGCCTTTCATTCCCATGCCAAGCAATCCAAGGCTTTGCGCTGTGCTTAATCCACCACCCGTACCTAAAGCAGCGCCACCCGTCATCGCCGCACCCGGCGCAGCAGACGCAGCCGCCGCCATAGGCAATGCACTTCCTGCGCCCATTGCACCCATTGCTGCACCGAGTCCAGGTGATGCCGCTGCACCGAGTCCCGCAGTCGTTCCAAGACCAGCACCACCAGCCGCCATTGTGCCAGCACCACCGAGTAGACTTGTTCCCGCAGCAGTACCCGCAGCGCCGAGCGTTCCTGTTCCTAAAGCCGCACCTGTTCCAGCGCCAAGTGATCCGACAGCACCCGCGCCCATACCTGCACCAGCACTACCTAAAGCACCGCCAGCAAGTGAGCTACCAATCCCAGCTCCAGCCGTTCCGCCGGCTGCAGCTGAACCACCAACGCCAAGCAGTCCACCAACTGAACCCGCTGCCGATGCTAACCCGCTACCAACAGCAGCCGCTCCCGCTCCAATCGCGCTGCCTGCTGCCGCTGCTCCAATCGATGCGGCAATTTGCGCCGCCGTTGCTCCAACTGCTACAAAACTCATAAAGCCTCCCGGCTATTGGATAATAATAAATTTTCATATTGCTCAAACGTATCTGATACCAACTCTTTTTCAATCTCATCAATATCAGTCAAATCTGTGCGAATCACGTTGATAAACGTACAATCTGAGATGGCATAGCCTAATCGTTTCACGCCCGGCTTATCTACCATAATATGCGGCGCTTTAATCGTTTTGGCGTCCGTGCCATTGGTGATACTGATCTCGCCTTGCGCTAAAATCGAAATGTTTTCTTTGTTGTGAATCTTGCCAGTAAGCACCATGCCGGCAGGAATAAACAAAGAACGCACATAAACGCCATCAATAAAATAATGCTCAACTGGTAGCTCTGTCACTTTCGATTCACACCGGTGCATGATCTTCTCAATCGCTAAAATTTGCGGCATAAATCCGCTTTCAATTAAGGCGCTCATGGTTTGTTTAATAATCCATAAATACCTGCGCCAGTAGTAGCAGCACCACCTAATTGACCAAGCGTATTGCTGTAATAAGGCGTAACCGCTGTAGACGATCCACCAATATTTGCGCCGGGCATATACGCGCCAAGTTGCATATTTAGCATGTCCAGCGTGCGATTCATGGGGAGTTGTGCCATTTGGTTTTGTTGATTGTAAATCTGATCTTGACCTGTTAGCAGTGTGCTTAAACTCTGATTTGCTAAATTATTACCAGTTATTTGAGTATTTAAGTTTTGCTGGTCTTTCGCCATTTGTTGCGTGTTATTTTCCATCCCCAAGTTAGCGTTAAACTGGTTATTATTTAGCGCGTTTGCCGTGTTGAATTGATTGTTGTTTAACTGATTGCTTGCATTGGCTAAATTGGTTTGTTGGCGTAACCCTGCATTGTACTGGCTATTTTGCAGTGTATTTCCAGCATTAAACTGCGCCATATTGTTAGTCTGTCCAGTATTAAACTGGTTATTTTGAAGGCTGTTTGCAGCATTCGCTAAATTGGCTTGCTGCGTGTTACTCGCGTTAAATTGATTATTTTGAAGCGAGTTATTTGCGTTTAACTGCGCCATTGAATTAGCTGCCTGCGCATTAGCTAGATTAGCCTGCTGAGATAACCCAGTATTAAATTGGCTGTTTTGATTAGCATTTGTTGCATTGAATTGTTGGTTTTGAGTCCCTTGACTATTCAAATCTCCCGCTGCTGTAGCCATTCTATTTTGTGCCGCTTCATACGCGTTACCATACAAAGTATTGCCGGAATCAAGTGCTTTTTGTTGGTTATTCGCAGCGTTAATTTCTTGCTGTTGAAGTGCTAACCCTTGCGCTATACCTTGACGACTTCCACCATATTGACCACTCGCAAACGCGTCGTTATTAATACCCGGCATAACTGTTTGCATTAAATTCTGAATTTGCGCGTTATAGCCTTGCGTTGCTTGGTCAATATTGGTTTGATTCATCGCCTTTAAATAGGGATTATCAACAGAGCCATTAAGCAAATTTGATAGCGCATTTGTTGGATCTAATGTTCCTTGTGATGTTCTTCCTTGAACTATATCGCTAAGTGAATTTGGTGCGGCCTGTGCTGCAATTGCGTTTGTAACACTGGCGTTTTGATATGGTGACGATTGCCCAGCAGCCGCATCTTTATACGATGATGATTGCGCTGCTGTTTCGGGAAAATAAGCACTTGTTTGCGCTGCTTTAGCTTGGTTATAAATCGATTCATCAGGTAAAGCTGAATTATCAACAGGGGAAAAATTAGAAGTATATGATCCGTTTTGAATATTCCCAGCAAGATAATTACTATCCTGATAATTTTGATTGATTAAATCACCACGACCTTGCAGTTGCTGAGAATAAGAATCAGCAAGTGATTGTTCTTCAGGTGTGAGTGAGCCGTATTGCTGCGCAAAGTCATTAACCTGTGGATAAATACCTTTTATTACTGTGCCGTCTTTTAACTTTCCACCAGTAAGATAAGGCTGTACGCCTGCCCACGGTGATGATGTCGTTGTACTTGATGTATTTGATGGTGTATCGCCGTAACTCATAAATCCCTCTCAAAACTATAAATTGTTTGCGCTTGTTTATACCCAATAGACTTAATTTTTTTAAGCCATCCGTTTCTTGATGATGCAAAAGATATTCGTATAGCACCCATCTTTTCTGCTATTTGTTTGATGATTTCAAATAAATCAGTTAAAAAACCATCAAAATTTTTAATGCTGTGCATCATCCATATATGCAACCCAATACCGTCGGGAAATTGCTTTTCTTGTATTAGTGCAAAACCAACATATTCATTATTTTTTGTTGCAATCAATAGTTTTGAATTGGCTGTTTTGATCTCAAGATAAATATCTTCTGGTTTATAAAAAACGCCATCACATTTATTTTTTATTTCAATCAAACCGACACAAACCTCGTCCCAATAATGATTTATTTCTTGCGCGGTTTGAGCTTGAAATACCGATAAACCGTTAAATTCAATTGCCATTTTTGCTTTCCCTAGTCGCGTATTCTTTTTCTAAGTTTTGCAAATAACCATCAAATCCTTCGTCGTGTATGTCGCGTCTAAATTGCGCAATCATATCCATTGCGACAGTTTCACCATGAAGAATAACCGCGCCAATACTTAATAAATCAACGTAAGAACTACGCAAAATAAAGGCAATATTTAAATCAGTTAAGCTCGTTGGATTGCGCTCAAATCCAGTTGATAATCGCCAATTAATCGTACTCATAATTAAAATTGGTCGAAGTAAACTTTCGTGATCTAAATAAAATTTATTCATTGGCAATGAAAACAAAAGCGATGTCATTGCCTCGTGAATATCTGCATCGATTAATTCTTTGTCTTTGTCGATAAGATCGTCAAAAAAATGCGCCACTTTGAATATTTCAGTAAAAAAATCATGTGCGCTTTTGTTGTCCTTTGCTAAATAGTCGATAGTTTCGCTAACACTTGCCATAAATTACCCCAAGTCCACCCAAACGCCACCACGATAGCCAACAAACCGTTTACCAAGCGCTACGGGATTCCAATTCGTACCATCGCAAAGTCTAATATCACCTTCACGCGGTTTTGCTGGCGCAACGTTCGTCACGTCAACATGACCTGTCGCAATTAAATTGATTGCCGTTTGCAGATTTTGAAACTCGTTAGCCAAATAACGAGGTAACTCGTTTGGATCATTTGGCATGGGTGCAGGTGCATAAAACGCACTGTTGCTGTTGATGTTTTGCATTACCAACTTCCTCCGCTTTGAACATCAATATCATAGCTATCGAGCCGGAATTGATACGCCGTGCCGGTAGCAATTTTAATGGCAATATATCTGCCCGAAACTAAGCAATCATTAGCAATTGTTGTCCCAATAACGTGCGTCATGGTGGTTTGATAAACAGGATCAAGATACGGATCATCTGAAGCACCAATGCTAATTAACACCGTGTCGCCCGTATTGCCCACAATGCGCGGACGTATGCCACGAATCAATTTGATACTTTCAGGTGAATCAAACGATAAACCGCGACGCTCCATGTAAGCATTCGGCAAAGCAGCGTCATAAGCCGCGCTTGAATCAATTAAATACAATTTAACGTTAGCACTACCAAGCATCACGCGAGCCGTTGACGGTACAAAATCACCACCATTCCAAAGTGTTAAATCTGAACCCCACGGTGCATTGTCCTGTGCCCAGTTTCCCATCAATCCATTATCCACCGCGCCATAAGCAGCGTGGTTAGCGTTTGGAATGTCACGCGCTGAAACGGTGCTGTCTTTGTAGTTGTAAACAATCGCTTTATCGCATGAGCTTGAACCAATTGACGGATAGCAGATATAGGCTTCATTAAAGAAGGGATTAACAAAAACAAAACATTTGCCCACGTTGTCAACATCGATGTTTTGAAATAACCAACGACGGGTGATCTTGTCGAGAATAGATTTTGAGGTGTTGCCGTCGTGAACAATGACGTCGTTAGCCGTTAAGACAATGTGTGATCCATCAATATCGCCAATACAATTTTTATTCATTGCGCCCGATTTGCTGAAAATCTTGGTGAATTTAAAGATGTAATTTCCACCGATGAAATCCATGCGCCACGTTGAATTTTCTTTGTAGATGATGAACGAGTCGCGCATTTGCAAACCATCAATGATCGCGTCATACCCGTCAGCAACATCGGCTTCACCTGCTTGCTTGGTTGCGTCGGTTTGATCCCATGATGAAGGTAAACTGCCCGGATCAGCAGGGTGCGACCATTTCACCATGTAAGGATAAGATGTGCCCGATTTGGTAACATTGAGCGCGATCAAGAAGTTTTTATAAGCTCGCAGTGATTTGCACGAGCAGCCCGCCTGCCAGTTTGTTAAATCAACAAACTTATTAGCAAGGTTTAAACTCCACGCCATAGGCGCTGACGTATCACCCGCATTAAGAATAGGCACACCAGAAAGCAATGTACCTGTCCATTGGTTTGTCACGCCTGTGCGGGGTGTTAAATGGGTAATATCAGTATGAACCGATGAGCCACTCACGTTCGACACAGCAAACGTTTTTGTTGGCGTTGCATAAACCCAATATCTTGAGCCTGATACGTTGCAAGGCAAAAGATGCTGCGGCTCATAGCTAGGCGAGTTATACACCTCGCCATAGCCTAAAAACTGACTCGCATAGCCATCTAAAAAACGAATGTTCTGGCAATCCGTCCAAGCACCTAAAGGCAACTCATGCTGCGATAAGTCGCGATTAAGCCCAATACTTCCAGCGTCTTTTACTCTTACAAGCGCCATTACGCGAATACCTTATCAATAGACGCTTGAGAAATTGAGCCACTATCAACAAGCAGTTGAAGCCAAGGCTCTGCATCAGCAACAAGCAGTGGTTGTGCAAACTCGACTTTCACCGTAGTGATTTCATCCGTCTTGTTATTATCCCATTTGATTTTCTCGGCAAGCGTTAAGGCGTTGCGGATTTCATCGAGCGAGATTCTGCGTGGTGGTAGTTCGATTTCTAGTTGTGGTTGTGGGATAAATTCACCGTTAATATAATCATCACCAATATTTGCATTTTCAGATTTCACCAACTCCCAATCGGGAAATAAGCCTAAATCTTCTTCTTTAACAATGATGACGTTAATCACTTTTCCGTTTTCAATATGTGCGTATCTCATCTTCTTACTCCACCCACGCTAATAAAACATATCCGCTACCGCCTGCGCCACCTGTTCCGCCTGCATTACCTGTAGTTCCTCCACCGCCGCCACCGGTATTAACCAACCCTGCTGAACCATCCCCATTTCCACCGCCAGATGATCCTACTCCGTATGGGGTATTGATTGCACCTCCACCACCGCCACCTCCTAATCCAACTGATGTGCTTCCACCAGTCCCACCATAGCCAGCACCATTCTGAGTTCCCGATCCGGCAAATCCACCGCCACCCCACTTACCCATCCCACCTCTGCCGTTCGTATTTCCAGAACCTGATGCAACACCTCCTCCGCCCCCGCAACCACCGCTCCCCCCGCTCCCCGCGTTACTACCGGAAGCATCCTGACCTGCCGTTCCTCCGGCTAACGATATGGAACAACCTCCGGTTAAAGATGTAGTTCCTCCAGCAAATTGAGCAGCACCTCCCGCGCCAATACTTACCGTAATATTACCCGTTACAGCGACTGTTTTACTACAAAGTAAACCACCGCCTCCTCCGCCACTACCCGCCTGTGATGAGCTGTTTCCTCCACCGCCACCACCACCAACAGCTAATACATAAACAGTTTGTGTTGTAGCAGGTTTAGTCCAAGTGCCAGACGTTAGGAATTCTTGAGTTTTAAGCGTTCCACCACCTGCGCCCATTGCAATTGGAAAACCAAATAATCCGTTGTTCATTTAAAAGTCCCCCCCAACTGCAATAACGTTAACGCCTGTTTGCGTTACTGAAACAGCGGCTTTTAGTGAGTAACCTATTGGCAAAACTAAAGGTAAAATGTCTTTGGCAGTTTGCGAAGAAATGGTATATGTGAACGCAGGTGTTGTAGTGCTGGACGTCACAGCAGTTAAAGGAATTTGTTTCCACAAAAATGCTGTTGTGCCGTTGTAAATAAATAAATTAACTTCTGCTGCAGTTGTTGTCGCTGTTCCTTGCACATCGATTTGTTCAATTCTTGATCCAGCAGCGCCAGTGGAAAATACCGTTCCAAGCGTACCTGACCCATCAAGCGCTGTATTTGCAGTGGTGAGAAGTGTTGTGCCTATTTTTGGCGTTGACGCGTATTGTGCTGTTGTAGACATTTAAATGATTCCTGTATTTATTAAAAGAAAATCGGGGGCTAAAGGAACAGATGCCCAACTTGCGTTTGTTCCGTCAGTAGATACAAATTTCCCTGCATTACCAGCTTGAGCAGGTAGCGCCACGTTGAACGCTTGCGTCATAACAAATGCACACGTTGCAATCTGTGTTGTATTCGTTCCAGTTGTTGCCGTTGTTGATACAGGCGTTCCAGTGAAAACTGGTGAGGCTAATGGCGCAAATTCCTTTCTTACAAATTCAGTCGTTGCAATGCTTGTGTCATTGTCACCCAAAGATGGTGTTGGGGAAGAGGGGTTGCCAGTAAATACGGGGGATGTAATTGGTGAAAATTCACGGCGCACGAATTCTGTTGTGGCAATACTTGTATCGTTATCACCTGACGCTGGAGTCGGTGCAGTAGGATTCCCCGTTAAAACAGGTGATGCTAATGGAGCAAGTAGCGCGTCTGCATTTGTTCTCAATATCGCTTCATTTGCCACTGCTGTAGTCACGAACGCCGTTGTTGATATTTTTGTACTATTATCGCCAGCCGTTAAAGTTGGCGCTGTAGCACTTCCCGAAATAGCGACCGTAGTTAAATTCGATGTCCCCGAAACAGTTTGGTTTCCAGTGACAGTTTGGTTAATGGTAACCGTTTGACTTCCTGTAATCGTCAAATTACCCGTGAGCGTTTGATTTCCGGTTAAACCCATAAAACCAGCGCCAGCAAGCAACAAAAAGTTTGTGCCGTTGTACATCAAAAGCATTGGGACATTGGCGACAATATCACCCGCTGTCGGATCAGCGCCGTACATGGTTTTAATACTTTTCGCGCCAAGTCCTGACACGTTAACCGTCACCGCGCCAGTGTTTGTGGTTGCTGGCAAGTACAGTAGGCAAAGCATAGGTGTGTAGCCAATAAGCGCTGTGCTAGGCGTTAAAACGTGTGCTGTCGCGTTTCCTGTATCTGTAGCGGTGACTAAGATCGCGCCAGTAAATCCGTTTAAGGTTTCTTTGAGTGTCTTTTTGAGTAATCGTAAATGGTCATCACCCGCGCTTTTTGGATCGCTTGACGTGGGGTTTGTGATAACCAGATCATTAATATAATTGCCTGTTTCAAGTGCCATGATCTAACCTTCGTAAATGTTAAAGGTTCTGCGTTGCGTGAGCTTTGCGGGTTCAGTTAACAAAATCGCGTTTGATTTAGACTGATTTTCGTTTGCAATAACTTCATCAAGCGCTTTATAAAACCGTGTTTCCCACATTTGAGTTGTATCGTTATCGCGTATAAAAGGCGCTGCTTCAATAAGGGTGGCGTACAAGTACAAATCGGGGTAATTGGTCAGTATGTAATTAGTGGGTGCAGCATCGCTTAAATGCGACAGCACGATATAACGCAAAGTTAAATTAAAATTAGCGTTTGCAAGGCGATCAAATTTGATTTGATTCTGCAAAAGCGCCCAATACGTTGGGTAAGTTGAAATAGGCATGTAAGGCAAATTCACTGGAGCAACAAGCACCAGCAATCTGCGAGGAATCCACGCTTCAAGCCAAAGCGCAACAGGCGTATTAAAGTCAGTAGGTAAGTTAATAAACGCGCTGCCATTAGTTGCTGTGAGCGTTGTTTCTACTTCAGTACCACGCGTTGGAATTAGCCGATTAATGCGCGACTCTGCCAGTGAGATAAAATCTGGGATTCTATCTGTGAGATCGCTACGGTGAAGCCAATTTGCCACCGCTGTTTTCAACGATGAGAAATCGTTAATCGCCATTTTCGTGTGCCTCTGCTTTTTTGCTACGCTTTGGCTTTTCAGGTGCAATAGTTTCGAGTTCAGCTAAGGACATAAAACCATCAATACGCTTGATGCTTTCTTCTTCAAGTGAATCGACAATAATTTGATCTTCGAGTGATCTAAATAACATCTTTGGGTAATCAACAAATATTTCCACGCTAACCTCCAAGTAGATTGGTGGCGAGATATTCCCGCCACCAAATAAAACACAATCAGTTAGTGATACGGCACGCAAGTTGCGGACGAATCGCTTTGTAACCGTAAAGCACATCAAGACGGCATGGGAAGTTGTCGTTGGTGATGTCGTACATACGCACGATACGCATTGAAACACCGTCGTAAACTTCACGCGCTGCGAAATCAACACCTTTAGGCATTAACAAATCAGCAGTTGCAAAAGCAAACGCGTCTTTGTGGAAGGCTAAGTTTTGACCGTAAGAAGTTGAAGCACTACCAACGATGGTAATTGCCGCGCCACTTGCTGCGGTTGCGTTGATGTTTTGAAGTGCGCCAGTTGCCACCATTGGAGGTGAAATACTGATTGAACCTGTTGTGGTTGTCATCGTTGCATCAGCCGTTACCACAAACTGTTGAAGTGATGAATATGCCGCTTTAGATTCTGGGTGTACTTGATAAACGCCAGCAATGGTGAACACAGTACCTTGTTTGAAAGTATCTGCGTTGGCAACACCGCCAATGTTTAAGGTTGATCCTGTTTGTGATGCACCGTTAACGGTCACGCTTGAAACTTTGTTGCCAAGTGTGTGAGTTGGTAACAAGGTATTTTGATAGAAATCAAAGCCTGCTGTTCTGCCCATTTTACCTTCACGGTATTGCTCTGAGATCGCGCTTGAATCTTGGAATAAACCTTTTAGTGCATCAACCAATTTCACGCTCGCGTTTGGCAAAGTGTGAATAGTGCGGTTTTTATCCATTGGCGCTAAGTTTTCATCTAACTTTTGTTTAGCGGTTAGATAAGTTAATAAGTCCGCAGGAACTGTGCCCGCTGTACCTACTGAGTTGTAAACATCTTTGTACATATTTAGCGCATCGGCTTCAATATTTGCAGCCAAAACAGCCATTGCTGGCTCTAAGATACGATCAGAGAAATCATCTAAGCTCAATGTCAATTCAGCGCTTGAGAAGTTAATATCAACACCTTTTTGAGTACCAACAGTTAACGATACGCTGTTTTCTGTGGTGTCTTGGGTTGATAGAGTTTTGCCAGTACGCACAACGTATTGGTTAGGTAAACGGATTTTTAAAGTGTCACCGATTTTTGCGCCAGTTTTGGCAAAGCTGTCGTCATACTGACGATTAACGTTACCAACAAAGGTCAATTTTTGGTGAAGAATTCGCAGCGCCTCACGGGTCACTGCGGTGGGGGTTAAGATACTATTTGCCATTTCTAAATCCTCTAAGGGAAAGTGTCGCTATCACAGCGAGAAAAATTTAACGTCGTTTTTTGTTCATTTGCGCATTACGCGCTTTCATCCAAGCATCAGTGTTTGTTTTTGAACTATTAATATCAATGCCCGTTGCCGCTTGTGTTTTGCCTACCGTTTTAACCGGTTTCGCTTCAGGTGCTGTTTTGGTTGTTGGCTGTTTCTTTAAAACCTTATTGCCAATCATCGCAGCGTGAAGCACTCTAACAATGCGCGGGTCTGTGATCTGTTGTAGCTCGTGCATGGGATACCCTAAATCTTTGTTGGCGAAATCTAAGATTTCTCTGGCGAGTTCAGCGCCCCAACCGGGCAATTCCTTTGCTAAAACCTTGTTACCTTCCTCAATTTCAGTCGCCATGCGTTGCTGCTGCTGAGTCTGGTGTTGCGCTTCACGTTGTTGAATTGCGCCAACAACATTCACGCGTGTATCTTTTAATTGTTGATAATCAAAATACAGTTTTTGCGCTTGCAGTGGATCGGCTTCAGATAAAGCCTGCCAGTTTAGCTGCGAAAATTGCTGTAATCGCTCATCGATTGATGCAACCCGTCCAATGTCTGCAATGTTTTGCTGCACGAGCTGGTGAGTTTGTTGCGCTTGCGCTTCAATTGCTCTCCGCTGTTCTGCTAAAGCCTGCGTTTTTTGGGTGTAGTCGCCTTGCATCATCAAAAGCGGTTTTAATGCTTTTGGTACTTTGTACTTCTGCCCGTCGTGCTCGACTTCTTCGTCTTCGTCTTCTACTACAACAGGGTTGCCGCTATCATCAAGTTGTTCGTCGTCCTCTTGGACGTAATCCGAATCTTGGTCAGTGGCGTTATCTAGGTCTAAATCTTCGACTGTTGAATCAACTTGGTCGCTCATGTTTTCAATTTCCTTAAGGAGGGTTGCTGTCATCTCGACAGTAGTTTTTGTGTGACGTCATCACGACGTTACGGTTAATAAATTATTTCTGTGTCACCGGCTGATTCATATTAACAGGAGGTGGCGGTTGGTAAGGCTGTATTGCTGGCACAATAGGCTGATTGCCTAGAATGTCAGGTGAGGTCAAAATCTGTTGCAATGCCTGCATTACAATTGGCTGTAATTGCTCTGGCGTCATATTGGTTTGCACTACCTTCAAGCGATCTGTTTCTGCTTTAAAGCCATCAATTTTGACTTTCTCTGCATCAATCATGTGATCGAGTTGCAGTGCTTGAAGTTGTTGGCTTGCTTGTGAAAGTTGCGCCTGTGTTTGTTGCAGCGCCTGCTGTGCTTGCTGCATTTGCATCGCGTGTTGCTGCTGTAATTGCTGAACCTGTGGATTTTGTCCTTTGACTTGATCCGGTAGCATCATCGCCAAACGTTCTGCAATTTCTTCACTGCCATTCCAATCTAGGTTTTTCACGAGTAGATCAGAAATCAAAGGCGCTGCTTGTGGCATGACGCGAATTAGCTCAAGCATTTGCTCTGCGGCTTCTTCTCGCTTGGTTGTGTACGATGCGCCCGTTTCCACGGTAACGTCATACTTGCCAACGGTTAAATCATAAATACGCTCAACGCCTTCAGGTGTCACTGTAGGTTGTCCAAGCTGCACGTTTTGCGGCTGTTTATCTTCACCCAGTACACGAATCACACGATCTCTAGTGTAAACGCTAGGGATTAGCTCAACGAGAATTCGCCCAGTGTGTCGAATCGCCCGTGATAAGTTATCAATGAAATGGAAGGTACTGGTATCACTTTCACGTTGACGCGCTAAGATAGCCTTGCCCGATGTTTCATTGCCTTGTGCGCCCATGCCTGCATCAAAAATACCAATGATGGATTTAATATCATCACTCGAATTCATTGCCTCTTGGATTAAACCGGCTGCGGGTGCTGGCATAGCTTGACGCTGAGGTGGTTCAACGCCATCGTACTCAATAAACGCATGACTTGTTGTGTTCGCGGTTTGCCACTTATCAATGTCAGAGTTAAACGCGCCTTTTTTTCCAATGAATGGGGTGCGTGGCGATAGTGCGATCATCTCTGTTGACGTGGTGCGCCAATAGTTAAACATCGATTGCGAATCTTTAGCATCACGAATGAGTGATCTAAAATAGCGTTTTCCTTCCACGTTAACTTCATCACCGTACACAGGAACGATGGGGATGTAACAACCCGCCCATTCATTGCGCTCAAGCACTTCAGCGCCCGTTAAGATGTACTGCATGACTTTGTGACTATCAACTGTGCGCGACTTCACAACAGTGATGCCGATTATGTCGAAAATCTCTTTTTGCTTTGTGTAGACTTCAGCGTCAACTACTTCGCCATTGCTTAATTGCACAATATCTTTTTTGCTTGGTACGCGTTTCCAATATTCGGCAATCATCACGTTTTCGTCGTCATACCACGACGCGCTCAAATTCGTGTAACCATGCCAATCAACGGGTTCGTTATTCTTCCAGCGACGTTTAAACTCGTCTTTGGTTAGGGTTTCAGTAACAAAGCAATACTCCCAATCGCTGCTGTCAGCACTTTGACTATTAGGATCAGCATAAACAGAGAAAGGATTAGCGACTCGCTCAATAGACAAATCAAGATCGAAAGTATCGTCATAAGCATAATCAATTTTCACTCGCCAATAGCCAAAGCCAATCGTGACCGCGCACTCTAGTGCTGTGTCGTATGCAACATCAGCGTCACTGGTGTACTCGATGTTTCTAATCAAGCCATTAAGGATTTTTGCCGTTTCCATATCTGAGTTGGAATCAACAGGATGACAGCGAATAGATGGTTTGTTTTGGCGTGAATCGTTCACCACTTGACGAATGTATGCCGGTAGCTTGTTAATTGTTAAGCAAGGGCGTTGTTCACGATCACGTTGCTTTCTGATTGCATCAGGCCATTGATCTGATAAACGCGAAAAGCGCAAATCTTCTAAACCCTCTTTGCGGTTTTCTGCTTCAGCTTGGCTTGCTCGTTCGAAATCTTCTTTAGCGTCCTCTAAAATATCCTCATCGGAATTTTCGTCTTCGCCTTCGATTTGATCGTCGTCATTTTCTTTAATTGCTACATTCGCCATTTAGCCCATCCATCCGCCAGTATGTTGTGTATATTCTTTGTTCTTGCGCGTGACTTGTGTACTTGCTACATCAAGCCCGCTCATTATTAGGTAACGCGTTGCGTCCATAATGTGATCGTTTTCTTTTACGATATTGCCTTTCTCATCGCGTCGATAAAGCCTGAACTCACTAAGCCAATTTGACAGTGACTTAAACACTTTGAGCTTGCCGCTTGATAGCCTTTGCCATACTGCGTAAAGACCTGCCTCGCGTGCGTTTACTGCTGGCTGTAGTTGCAAACCAAGTTGAAGGTATTGCTCATATAGCTGCATGCCGTCCACTTGACTGCGACCACGCGACGCTGGATCAATAACGCCTGCAATCCATTCACCTCGTGATTTAATCGATTCAGCGTGAACAACAGGTTCAGCTTGACCGCGATAATGTTCACTAAACAAATACATCGTGTCGGTGTCTCTATCGAGTGCGCCCCAAACGACAGCAGTACGATTCCAGCCAACGTCCATGCCGTACACTTTTGCCCAATGATCTGGAATCTTAAAATCATCCACAACAATGTCGCTTTCAGGTACGGGAAAGATTGCACCCGCTCCAAGTTGTGGCACACCTTTAGATCGTGCATCGCGTTGAAATGGTGGGATTGACTCCCATAATTCCTTCTTCACAGCATCATTGAGATGCGGCACGTCGTCCCATGTCGCCATCACCACAAATTTACTTTCGCTGCTTTGTTCTTCGCCTAATTGTCCATTGGGTAGAAATGACAAGACCACCTGCGACATACCCATCAAAGGCGTAAACGTCAGCATTAACATGCCGTTATTGGTCATTGTCCGCAGCAAACATTCAGTGTAAATGTCGATTGGTGGTTCTTCATCAAGCAAGATCACGTCCTGTTCACTACCTTGGAATGATTCACGGCGTTGGTCGTAACTCTTAAACGTTAAAACAGAAATGCCGCCCGTTTTATGTGTGATGTAAACCGTATCAACTGAATCTGCGACACCTGCACCTCGTGTAATACGTTTAATGGCTGAGTAGGGGATTAAGCCTGTGCCATGATTACCAGAAACACCAAGTGCTTTCTGCTGCAAAATCTCACGAACGGTTTTGCCTGTATCACCAGCTGCCCACGCACGAATCGCACGATCAAACTTTCTGCCATGCCACCAAACGGGATAATCACCCGTGAGATGCAAAACCAACTCATACAAACCAACTGATTCTGTTTTGCCAACACGGTTAGCCGCGAGCATTAAGCGTTGGCGATACTTCTGCCCCGCTTCAAAAAAAGATAAATGCTTTGGGTATAACTCACGTTTAAACTCGCCCTCATCGGGAAAATAAGACTTAATCTTTGTGCGACTAACACGCAAAGCCTTTTCTTCCATCAACGCGAGCAGCTCATGTTTAGACATTGAGTTTCTTCACCAGTTCTTTAATCTTCGTATCGAGTTCTTCGTCGGTTAGCGTGTCTGTTTTGAGATCACCCGACATTTCCACTTTGTTTATAAAATCGCCCTGAGCTTTGCCTAAAATCTCACTGGCTTTGATTTGCTTGTCATCGACTTCAAAGAGTTGACCGCGCATGATGGACGTCCAGAATTCTTGTCGTTCAATTGCGGTGGCAATGCGTGCATTTGATCCGGCTTGCGTCAATGATTCGATGTATTTTTTAATGTCTGGTTTTGTTAAGTTTTCTGCGCCTACTGCACGCGCACTTTTTTCACTATACCCAGCCAAACGCGCGGATTCACTGGCGTTGCCGCAACCTACATAAAACTCACAAAAGAGTCTTTGCTTGGGTGTCAGATTTTGTTCTTGATTACTCATTGTTTAATGGTTTTGATTCTTTAACGAAAAACCCCAGCGCACCAAAAGCAATTCCTGCTGCGGTTAATCCGTCGTGTAATGTGCCGGAATCTAAATTGAGTCCTGCGAGTGTTGCTAAAGCAGCGACGCTTGCATGAGTGGATGGTTCTGCAAGTCTTGCTGTGATATACGACCAAATACCTAATAATTTACCCATCTCGCCACCCGATTTATTTGCTTGTCCACCATGTTAAGAACGAATATAGCGCCCCAATAGTGAATACTACGCCGCCCAAAAAACCTTTGTACCTTGATTGCTCTGTTTTCATTTCTTCGATTGCTTTGATTATCTTGTCTAATTTTTCATTTAGATCGTTGAAATCTTTTTCAAGTGTTTCGATTTGCTGTTCCACTTTAGCTAATCTGCAAGAATCGTCTGGCATAACTTAACCCTTCCATCTTGCGTAGCCATCCCTAACATCTACATGGGTAAACGTGGCGTATTGCCCCATTCCGCCGATGCGTGTATCAAAATGTGTGTTTAAAAACGTTTGTACTTCTTTTGGTGTCATGCCATCGACTTGAATGTCTGCTGCATTGCCGAGTAAATGCTGACTACTTGGCTTTCCTTTGACTTTTTTGTTATGTTCAAAGCAACGATAGCCGCTAAGAATTTTGATTGATTTACCGCCTATTTCTGAGCGAATTTGCTCAAGTAAATTGACGAGTTTAGGATGGGTGACTTGTTTGCCACAGCAGTGACAAGCAAACTCTTTTGAATCGAAATGTTCAGATAATGCGGTCATTTGAAACACTCACTAGAAAAATTTTTGTTTATTTTGTTCCGGCTGATTTTTAAAAGTAAGTCCCAATTTACGTTTTCTTATATATTTTTTTTCGCCGCCATGCTTTTCAGATATTTTGTGGATGATTCGTTCGCTTACTTTTTTATCGATAGATTCATCAGAAAGCCATTCTTTTAAATCATCGATTAAGCTCATTTCCTTGCCACCTAATTAAAAATATCTGGTCTAAGCTCTTCGCGGGTGACTCTGCCACCTGTTGCGATCTCGATAGCACGGGCGTTTTTTCCAGTTGGCAAACTTTCACCAAGCACCCATTTGCTGACAGCGGCTTGAGACAGCGATATTTGTTTGGCTAATTTTGCTTGAGAGCCAAACAAAGAGATCGCTTTTTTAACTGCTTCGATAGCCATGCAAAATTTCCTTAATATAATTTTATCTTACAAAATTATAACTATAATTGTTTATTTAAACAACAGGCATTGTTAATTTTATTTTTATCCTCATTATTGAAATCTATAACTTTGGTTGTATAATTAACGACATGAAAACATTAGGTGAACGAATTAAATTGCGTATGAAAGAGTTGAAACTAACTCAATCTTCGCTCGCTCAAAAAACAGGACTTACACAAGCTGGTATTCATAAATTAACATCAGGTCAACAACCTAGAACAACAAAAATTATTGAGTTGGCTAGTGCTTTAAAAGTAACACCTGAATGGCTATTAACCGGCATTGGTGAAGATGATTATGTTGCGCTGCCACCCAATGAAGATTTTACCGCGATCAACTTTGGAAAGTTTCGCCTAGAAGCAGGCGTTAATGGCTTTTCAATTGATTATCAAGATCAAGACGAAATGAAGCCGATATTCTTCCGAGTGGATTGGCTTAAAGAAATGGGATTCAAAGCAAACAAACTGATCGCTTGCAAAATAACGGGCGATTCGATGCAACCGCGCCTTTATTCAGGTGACAGTGTTGTGATTAATACTGAAACGGTAATCCCTAAAGACGGGGTGGTGTTTGCCGTCAATTACGAGGGCGAGCTGGTCATCAAACGAATGCACAGAGATGGCGGAAACTGGTATCTTAGGTCAGATAACACTGATAAATCACGTTACCCCGATAAATTATGCGCAGGTGATATTTGCATCATCATCGGGCAAGTAGTGCATCGGCAAAGCACGGAAATTTAAATGTATATAGTGGAAGAAAAAGAGAAACAAGAAAAAAAAGAAAAAGATATTAACCAAAATAAAAAAGATAGATCAATATGGCAATCTTTTAAAAAATACATTGATGATCTGATTACGCAAATAATTAATGCTATTGCACAGGCTATCTTATATACATTTTTTACAATTGTTTTTTTAGGTTTCTTTATTCACATGTACGCATGTTTTGCTGAAGAAGAATGGTCTTTTTTAATCTTAAGTATAATTTTTTTACCAATTGGATTTTTTATTGGTGGATTTCATGGAATAGGATACTTTTTAGGCTATTACCATCACTAAGTGCCCATCGATGAGTTTAATTAGTTAAGCCATAAACACCAACTAAACCCGCGTAATTGCGGGTTTTTTATTGTTTAAAAAAAATAATACAACTAAATTTATTAAAAATAACAACTATAATTGTTTACTAAATTAAAAATATATTTATAATTGTTTCCAAGTTGATCGAAAGGCAACCCAAACTGCTCTTTAACAATTCGGGACATGGATAGGCATCAAGGCTTGAATCTTTCACGGGAAAACGTGACGGGCTTTGAGGATAGGAAACGGATCGTTTTATTCCGACAGTTACGGATTGCACGACGGCACATCACAACAACGTCTGTAAGTGTTCTGCGTATTGTAGTAAGCCACAGTACGCAGCGCAGTTACAACTCAACTAAGTGAGAAGTTATGGCGATTATACGGGTTCATAATCCCAAAAATTATACAGTTATTAACAATGATCTAATCAACGATACAACTATTGATTGGCGAGAGCTTGGGTTATTGACCTACCTATTATCAAAACCCGATAACTGGGAAGTAAGTGTTTCACATTTACAAAAGATAAGAAAAACAGGGCGAGATTCTATTTATAAATCACTAAAAAAACTTATGTCTAGTGGTTATGTGATAGGTAAAGCAAAACAAGGTGGTTTTGAATATACAGTTTTTGATTCCCCACAAAATTTTCACCTTACTGAAAATCAGTTAACTGAAACTCACCTTACTGAAATCCAGTTAGCTGAAAACCAGTTAACTGGAATTCACCTTACTGAAAAACCGACACAAGTAAATACTGATATACAACAAATACTGAAAGAACAACAAATACTGAAAGAACAACAAATACTGACTAAGAGTAAAGGGGACGCACCCAAATTTCAAAAACCGACGGCGGATGAAATAAGCGCTTTTTGTCTTGATTCAGGTATCGCAATCGACGTTCAGCATTTTATTGATTACTACGAAAGCAACGGCTGGCGTGTCGGTCGAAATCCAATGAAGAATTGGCAGGCTACCGTGCGCAATTGGGCGAAGAATGACAAGACGTTCAGAAAGCCTGCCAACACATACAGCAAACAACCCACCAAACCTGTAAGCGAATATCGCTACATACCATCATCAACACCTAGAGAATTTGATAACGCTATCGATTCTTACACAGTCAACGGGAGTGAGGAACATGACACCAAACGACTTTACTAAATTTGCCGACGAATGGCTTTTTGCTCACGACATTGCGGCAAACAAAAGTGTACCTAGTGAGCGTGTAACCAGCTTTGTTTTTGAAATGCTGATTGCATACCCAATCGAGCTAGTGATCGCAGCTATTCACCAACATTGTCGAACAAACAAATTTGCGCCTGTTCCTAGTGACATCGTGAGTTTGCTTGAAACAAAAAACAAACGCCCAACTGCGGACGAGGCTTGGTCTATTGTTCCCAAAGACGATGCTTTTGGCTATGAAAAAACGGTCATTTGGACGCAGGAAATGGCGCAAGGTTGGGCGAGTGTATGCCAAGACTATCAAACGGACAGGGTGGGCGCAAGGATGGCATTTAAGGCTATTTATGAGCGTC